GGTGATTCACCGCGGGAGCGGAAAGGGGACCCGTTCCCGCCGCACCATCGCCGTCAATCTGCAGAAATCGTCCATCGGCTTGTTCCTTTGTGTAATAGTCGGAAAGATCTGTAGTCTTATGACTGTTAATCCAATTGGAGGAATCCGCATCCCATACCCAGATACTGTCCGTACTGCCAAGGATCGCCCATTCGCCGTCTGTGCCGGTGGGGTAAGCTGCACGCAGAGCCGCCACATTTACAAACCAGCCTTTGCACCCCTGGGCAAGCTGTTCCGCCTTTGCGGCACTAGCCGCTGCAGCCGTAGCACTGGCGGCCGCAGCCTCAGCATCGCCTTCAATCTGCTGTACCAATGCCTGATTCTGTACAACAGATTGCGCAGTGTCCTCCTGAGCTTGCTGCGCTGTCTGGGCGCTTTGCCCGGCAGCCTCTTGAGCATTTTCCGCCCGCGATGCGTCCGCAGCACTCTGTGCGGCGGCATTTTCAGCGTTGTCGAGAAGCCCCTGCATTTGTTCCAGCGTATTCTCAAACATGTTCTTGGGCGGAGCCGCCGTACCCTCGACGCTGGCAGCAAACTGCAAGCCGTTGGACTGCAGTTTGACAATCTCTTCACCCGTGGAGGACTTGGCCACAAACTGCACATCCAGCTGTCCGGCATACGCGGTAAAATCCGCATCCACAGGCCAGGTAATGACGACCTGTTCCTCATTGCTTGGGTCCACAGAAGCCCTCAACTGCTTGTTAATGATCGTCATATAGTCCGGATGGGAAGCGCGCACATGCCAGGTCATCGCGGACAGATCATGCCCGTCGTGATAGCGTGGGCCGGTAACGTCGTAGACCTCCGCGCGTGCCTCGCCCTGGGTATGCAGGCCAGCCTCTGGCCCAAAGTACACATATTTGTCTTTGAATTCAATCGAAATAGCCATAAGAACCTCCAAGAAATTGATTAGACAACGGAGCCGGTGAGTTTGGTCCATTGGCTGTCCCTTGTAGTCCGGACAAGCAAAGTCCCCTGGGTGCTGTAGGAGAACACAAGGTCTGCATAGTTTCCCGCAAGATTGTCCACCTGTCCGGCCCGTGTTGCAAAATCTGCGTTTTTAGCCGTTTCAGCTGCGGCTGCATTCTCAGCTTGAGCCGCAGTCTCTGCGCTCTCCGCGCTCTTTGCAGTTTCGGCAGTCTCAGCGCTTTTCCCCGTATCCGCGGAGCCTGCACTGGCGGCAGTGTCTGCCTTTGTGGCCGTCACAGCCTTGCCAGCGGTCTCCGCGTGTCCGGCCTCGGATGCATAGGCAGCACGGGCGGCGCTGTCCGCATAGATGCTCTGCGCAGGCGCGCCCACCGGGTATTCCACTACATAGGTGCCGCTGTCCTCAATGATCCGCACGCGCTGCCCGGCGGTGAACCGCACGGCCGCGTTGCACTTGTAATGCTTCAGGCTTTCTGCTTCCGCCCCGTTGAAGATGAGCGCGATGCCGTCCTCGTAAACAGTACCTACCGTGGCAAAGGACTGGCCGGGCGGGTCCGGCTGCACGATGGCCTGCTGCTCCTGATACGTCTCCAGGATCATAGATACACCACTCTCTTTCCCGTATGGGCCATTTTGTACGGCTGTTCCAGCTCCAGCCGCCAGCCTGTCTCTTCGTACAGCGTGCTCCCACCATCCCGCACCAGCTCCACCAGGTCAAAAACGGCGTGCCGGCCGCTGGGACCGGTGTAAAAGGTGCGTGTCTCCGTGGACTGCAGGCTTTTAAACCGCTTGTTGTCCGCATACGCCTGCAGTTCCGCCTGAGATGCAATGTTGTCCAGCTTCTCATAGGACACGACCCGCCGTCCCAGGTTCACGATGGAAAAAACGCTGTCCGGTCTGTCGTTGACCGATATGGCCCGCATGGACGAATCAAGGTCCGGGTTGTCCACCTCCACGATGAATACATTCGGATGATCGAACATGTCCACGGTTTCACTCCATTCGGGATATTGGATGGAATACTCTCCATCCCGGTACGTCACGGATATCGCATCCGCGGACGGCATGCGGAACGCACTGCAGTGTACTGTGCCGCCGCCGTCCATCCAGATGCTGTTGTAGTTGATCTCCGCCGCCAAGGCGTTGATGATCGTGAGCCGGTCTGTGCCCGGCTCCCAGTCCTCCCGGTCCGCCTGCAGCGTGGCGGTGTTTTCCTCCACAAAAAAATCCGTGATGCCGGATTCAACCAGCAGCGCCTGGATGGCTGCCGTGTACAGCGTCCCTTTTGCCAGATGCAGCCGTGTCTCTATCTTCGAGGACATGGCAAGATAGGTCAGGTCATAGGCTGTAAGGCTCACCACAGGCCGCATGCCGTCGTGTTCCGTGTATGCATCGGTAGGGATATACTTGCCGATCGGCTGGCGCACGCCGTCAATGGTAAGCACCGGCTGGATCACGTCCGTGAGGTAGTTGACGGCACGGTTTTGTGCAAACTTCCCGCTGAGCGCCCATTTTACGGCGGCGTCCGCCGTCACCGAAATGGCCGCACCGCCCCCTTTGAATGCGGTAAGCCGTGAATATTCCACGTTATCCCGCAGCACAAGGTATTCCACCGATACATTACTCATAGCTGATCTCCTGCCTGTGATCTGTCTCGACAACAGTGAACTGCACATCCCGCGCACGGCCATGGGCCGCCTGAATATTTCCAAGCACCCCGATCACCACATCGCCCCAGCAGTCTTTGTAAACTACGGCAGAGCCCAGCAGGCCGCGCAGGGCGTCCATCTGTGCGGCGTCCCGGAGCGTGAAAGCGAAGTCGTGGCTGGCGTCTTGCATACCACAAGTATATGGCTCGGGTTTTGTGCGGCCGTAGTAGTGTACATAGTCCACCTGTGCGCTGTAGCTTCCGTCATGTGCGGGCCTCTCACCGGCCCGCAGACGCAGTTTCAGCCAGGGCGCGCCATCCTCAACGGACCCCAATACGGCGTTTTCGAGCGCCAGGAATGCGTGAACGGGCGAGCTGTCGCCGTAGTATCCCTCCGGCGTGACGCCGCGCACAGTATACACATGCTTTCCGGCACACAGACGGTCCGTGATCCCGCTGCCCGTTGAGCGCGTAATGGGAACACCGTCACGCAGCACGAAGTATTCGGCGTATGCGGCGTCCGTTTCCCAGGATATTTCAATGGCATTTAAACGGGCATTGAAAGCGGCTTCAATAGTTGGTCCGGGAACGTTCAGAACAGTAATGGAGCCAACGGCCGGAGCGGATTCCACGCCGAACACTGTCTTAATCGCCAGCCGCACAGGGTACGTCCCATCCTGCAGGAAATACGGCATGCGGAACTCCTTGGCCGTGCTGTGCATCCAGCCTGTATCATAGTCCCCAATCTGGATGCGCACGCCCTGCTGGTCCGCAGACTGCCAGCGGATGGTGGGGCGCGGTTTTGAGTCCGTGTATACGATGACGGGCACAGCCGGAGCCCGGCGGATGATGATGGTCGCCGCGGCACTGTAGGAACCCCACACGCCATCGCCGTTTTTGGTGCGCACCCGCCACATGAGGGCGCCCTGGGCAAACTGTCCGGCGGGGGTGGCGAAGCTGGAGGCGTCGGTTTCCGCTGTGCTGAGTGTCGTGTACTGTCCGCCCATATTGGAGCTGGTCTGCAGCTCGTAGGCGGTCTGCGCCGTGCCGGTGGATATCTCATGCCGCCACACGAAGGTGACACCCTGTGTGTCTTCCACAATAGCGCCCACAGGGGAGACACACACGGGCGTGCTCAGCGCGTCCTGGGTGTTGACATGTATCCACTCGCTGACTCCTGTAGCGCCGGTGTTGGCTGTCACCTCTACCTGCCACTCAATATCGTCCGCAGTGAATGTATTTGCCGGGAAGTCGTGCCAGGTCTGTGCACCGCTGATGGAGACACTTTTGACGTCCTGGTGTCCCTGTGTGCGCCAGCGCAGCACGGCCGAAGTCTGGACGATCTCGCCGGGCGCATCCTCGGCTCCCTCCGCTGTGACAGACCAGCCGAAGCGGTTGACCTGGTGCTTCAGCACGCGGCCGCCGTCCGCCGGATACAAGTCTGTGGGCGTGACCGGCAGTTCCTTGTTGTTGAAGGTGGTCCAGCTGCTTGCAGTGGTCCCGCCGCCTGTGTCCGTTACCTCGACCGACTTCCCGGGCCCCCCCCCCTTGGGCCCTTGCCCCCGCCCTGCCAGTCGATGTCCCCGGCAGGGAGCACGCCCGCGGGGATCGTGTAGCCTTGTGTGGCGTTGTTGACGATATATTCTGTGTACGCCGGAGCACCGTTTTTCCGCCAGCGCAGCTTTGCCGATACTTGCCGGATGGAGCCGGACAGGTCGTCCGGCTTCGTGTAGCTCAGGCCCCATGAAAAATTGACGGCAAAGCCCTTGTAGGTCGTGGCCCGGCTGGAAGGAGTCAGATCTGTCAGCCGGACAGCCGTGCTTTGGAACTGCACCGTAGCATACCCGCCGCTCGCCTGTGCGCCGGAACTGGACGTGACCACGACCTCCCATTCCATGCCGGGGTCGGCAGCATTGGGAACGAGCCCTGTGTCGAAGTCAATGTATGTGTTGGGTCCGGGTACGCGGACAGACGTCCATGCACTGGCACCTTTGGCCCGGTACTTGAAGTCCGAATACGCTATGGTGAGCGCGCCGTTGATGGGCTTCTCCGCCGTGACATTCCAGAAAAAACGGTGGTAAAACCCTTTTTTGATCGTCGTGTTGGCTGGGGAATAGCCGGATGGCGTTATCTTGCCCGCATGGGTCTGGATCGTCGCATAGGGCAAATGGTCCGAGCCGTTCACCCAAAATCGGGCGGAGCCTGTCTGGTTCTCGGTCGTAATGCCGATCTGGCACGAGAGATTGCCAGCGCCCCTTACCCCGCCGGAGGTAATCTTCCATTCGGGGCCGTTCCAGCTCGGGCCTGCAATTTGCCCAAGGATCAGGCTGAGGGGGTACGGCGCATGGCAGTACACCGCAAGTACGGATGCGGAATCAAGGACCTCGCCGGAAGGCACCGGAGACTTATCAAAAAACAGCCAGCCCCAGTCCGCCTTGTCTGCACCCAGGTTGTCGATGCGCAGCTCACCCACACCGCCGGACAGATTCTTCAGATTTTGCGAACCGTTGCAGTATACGGTATACTGTCCCATGTATCAACGCCTTCTTTCTACCGCCGTGCCAGTCCCATGCGGACGGTCATTTTCTCGTTTTCAAGCATGCGCTTAATGGCCACATACGTTTCAATGTCATCCACCTTGAAGATGTTCTGGCTGTTGTCCACGAAAGTGGCACCGCCGCCCTGCGCGGATATTAAGGCGCGGGATTGTTCGGCGGTATAGACCGCCTCGCCGCCTGTAAAGCGCATCAGCTCCGGCCCGTTTTCTCCCACCCAGCGCCAGCCGGGTGTGGCAGAACGGGTTCCGCGGGCGTAGCCTGCACCGCCGACCTGCGCCTGCAGCTCGCCCATGCTGGGCACCTGTATCGTACCGGTGTTGATCATGGGCACGCCGCGGATCGCGCTGATCAGCATGGCGATGCCGGATGTCACCAAAAACACCGCAGCGCCCACCATCAGCAGGTCCGCCGCCAGCATAACGAACTGGGAACCGGCCGCGGCTGCTGTTGGCCCCGCAGCGGCCAGCGCTTTTGTTGCAGAAGCGGTGCCCGTGGCCACGATACGCATGCCCAGGGCCGTGCCCGCCGCCTTTACGGCGATCAGCGCAAGCCCGCCGCTGACGAGCACCACTGCCGGATTCAGCTCCGACAGGAACCCGATGACGTCCGCGCCTACGCCGATGATGTCGCCTGCCGCGTCCACGATGGCCAGTATCTGGTCTTCGTGGTCCAGCAGCACCTGAGCGAACGTCGTCTTAATTTTCGTCTCGATGGGCTCGATGCTTTTTGCCAGCTCCACATACCGCAGCTGCAGGTTGTAGTTGGCCTTCTCGGCCTCGATCATATCGGAGTTCCCGGTCTTGTAGCTTTCCCACAGTTCGTCCAGCCCTTCCTTGCGCAGCGTCTGCAAAGCAAGGTTCTGGCGGCTGGCCTCGGATCGTGTCCGGCCCAGGCGTTCGTTGAACTTATCCACATCCACGCCCAGGCGGCCCAGCAGCTCGGAGAACTGGCCCGTGGCCTCGCCAGTGGCGATGGTCTCCTGCAGGCTGTCCGCGAGGCTCTCGATTTTCATCGTTTCCGGGAATTTGACGACCGCGCCCGCCAGCAGGTCGATGGCCTCATACGCCTTGTCCGCGTCATTGAACCCGGTGGCAAGGATGTTGGACAGCGCCTCCACCACTTCATTGGTGTCGCCCGTGACGGCATAGAGCTCGCCGGCCTTGTCGTGCAGCTGTTCCATGCCCATGCCGGCGTCCCTGGCATTTTGCTCCAGGAAAGAAAGGTCGCGCCGCAGCTCCTTGGTCTGCTCCATCAGTTCGCCGCACTTGCTGATTACCGCGCTCAGCGCATTGCCGGCCAGCGTGCCAAGGGCTACATCGAATGTCTTTGCGCCCTTGCCGCCGTCCTCCATGCCCTTGCCCGCGCCTTTGGATTTTTTCTCAAGGTCTTCAGCGGAACCGGATGCAGCATCCATAACGTCCTGTGCGTCCGCCAAAGCCGCACCGAAATCATCGGATTTTTTTGTGTTTTTCTCGATCGAGGCCTGAAGGCTCAGCATGCGTTTTTCCAGCTTCAGAGCCTGGCCGCTGGTCTCGCCGTATTTATCGGCCAGGCGCTCGTGTTCCCGCTCACAGTTGGAAAGCTCATTCTGCTGGTTCACGATCGTGGCGTTGAGGATATCCAGCTCTTTCTGCGCAGCCTCGATGCCCTTTGTGGTCGGTTCGATCTTCCACTTTTCAGCATTTTTCCGCGCTTTTTCCAGTACGTCATCTGTTTTGGCCACGGCTTTCGCGGAATCTTCAGCCATGCCCTGCACCATGTTTTTGACCTGATCCAGCGTCTGCTTCACACGGCTGATGTCAAACTTCAGGCCGAGGACGACGCCATCATCCGAAGCTGCTGTCGGCACACATATCCCTCCTTGCCATGGCCGCGTCGTATTCGGCCTCATAATCTACCGGGTCCAGCGCCACAGCGCGCTTGATGTCCGCATACCGCTCCCGCTCTTTGGGGTCGGATATCCTGCGCATATCCACGCTGCGGTAATAGATCGCATTCTTGATCTGGCTCTCAGGCGGCAAGCTGCGGAAAATGGACATGAACTGCCACCAGTGCATCCGCGCTGTGAAAAGGTCGATGCCCGCGTATACGCGGAAATCCCCCCAGATGCGCAGCGCGTCTTTTTTCCAGTCCAGGAGCCGTTCCGGCGGGGCCGGTTCATCCCCGCGGGGCGGATCGCCGCAAAAATAGAAGTCGAGCACTCCCTGGAAGTGCCCAGCTTCGTTCTGCGGTATTTCACGGAATGTATTGAGCAGGATAACGTCGAACTGTTCTTCCGGCGTCAGGTCAGACGCCAGCACCGTTCCCACATACTTCATCCACCAGGCCCAGTCCGTCGGCACCTTTCGGCCCAGGATCTGGTCCGGCAGCTCCAGAATTGCCGGATACATTCGCAACCGCCTCCTTCAGCTCCGGGATCAGGAACTGCTCCACGACCTCCCGGCGTCCTCCCATGACCTCGCCGTAAATGTACGCACAGAGGCTGATGTGTTCGTTGACGTTCTCCGGGCGGCCGCCGAAGATCTCCCGGTATTCTTCAACGCCCAGCGTACCCTCGATGAAGGCGCGGCACATGGCTACGGCGTCCGAAAATTTTTTCAGCGCCTCCTGTGCCATGGTGTCCGCGCTCCGTCCGTCCTGCCCGCCGGGCTTCAGTTTGGCGTCCATCGCACAGAATGCCTGCGCGGCCTGAATCACGCGGGGAAAATCCCGCGTGACGCCCTCCAGCATCCGTTTGTCCGAGATATCGCACGGGTATGCACGGCCGCAAATGGTGATCTCGTGCTTTTTGGCAAACTCAAACCCCGCGCTCATTTCGACGCCGCCTTTGCCTCTGCGGCCTGCGGCGAAAACGTGGGCGTGCCGTCCTCACCGATGGTGACAGTTCCCTTTTGGGGAGTGCCCAGGATCTTGAGGCCGAAGCTGATGTTTTCGCGGTTTTGGGCGTCGCCGGACCCATCGTCCGTGATGGACAGCACGCCCTCTCCCTGACGGCCGTTGGGCTTGCCGCTGCCCAAATTGTCGTAGCACTCAATGAACTTGACTTTCCGGTTGTCGAGGTCGTACAGGCGGTCCATGATGGCGTCCTGCGCAGCGTCGCCAAACCTGCGGAAACCGGTGAAGGTACGGGACACGCTCACGCCCGTGACCTCGCTTTCGGCCACGCCCCGGCCCGCCATGTCGTAGTATTCCTGGCTTTGTTCGTTGATGCTGTTGCCGCGGGATGTGATGCCGACGGAAACCTCCGCCCATTGGGGCGAATCGTTTGCGCTGAGGTCGATCCACCAGCGGCGGTTCCATGTCATGGGGGTAATATATGTTCCAGGCATGCTTCGTCACTCCTTTTCATAGATCAGGGTGCCCTGAATTTTGTAGACACCATATTGGAAATTTTCGTCCCAGTCTGTAAAGGCGCCGTTTGAGGCGGAAATTGAGACAAAAGAAAGGCCGTCCCCGGAAAGAGGGACGCCCTTGCGGTTTTGCTGCTGGACCCAGTCCTGTAACTCTTCTGTGAAGTTGCAGTTATCCAGCCGCATGATGTCATCAGCCGTCATACGGGTGGCGGCAATGATGAAGTTGTATTGCCAGGTGGCCGCTCCGCACATATCCTGTTCGATGATGGCAGAACCGGCCGGGAAGATCCCGTACCCCTCGGCGTCCGTCTCCAGCTGGTCGGTGCGTGCCTCCAGATCTTTCAGCGCGGGGCACTGTGCGAACAGGGCGCGGATATCGTTTAAAATAGCCATTATGGGCCTCCTAAAATGTTCCGGCGTTCATCCTCAATGATCCGGTCCTTTTCGGCGGCCATGAGGCGCTCAAGCCAGAAAGGACCGGCAAGACGGTTGAACGTGGTAGTGTACCGGATATCTTTGTTTGTAACGTGTTTCGGCTTGCGCCCGGCCATGACTTTCCCGAAATACAGATACTTGACCTGTGGGCCGCGGATGACGATGCGGCCGTTGGCTGGCTCCTGGCCCTGGGCGATGGCGTTCTCAATGCTGCTGTATGTGCGCTTGGGCACATACTTGGTGATGCGCCGTGCAACATTTTTCACAAGATGCTGCTGGGCGCGTCCGCCTTCTTCAAGCCCCAGGTCTTTCACGAGGCCGTCCAGTTCCGGCAGCTTGACGTCAAGCTCCAGCATGCTCATTCCGTCGTCACCTCACAATGAGGCAGGCCGCCGAATGCACAGTGCACAAGGTTTTTGACAGTCAGGGGCTTGTCTGCGATCAACTCACGCTTGCTCTGTGTGTCCGTGACCTCGCCCATACGCTCGCCTTGCACCACGTAGTCCTTTTCCCGTTTTTCACCCTTGTACTGCTCCGGCAGTTCACCGGGGATGACGATGCTCACGCCGTCCTCTCCGTCCTGCCAGAAGCAGGCGGGGACATACACCCGCGTGTATGCCCCCGGCCCCGTCTGCAGATACAACGTGCAGCTTGCATTCGGCGTCAGCATCCGCTCACCCCCCGGTACAGCAGCCCGCTGCGGATGGGGATATATTGGGCGGCGATACGCAGGCAGCGGCGCTCGAAGCTGCCCGTCTGTGCATCATCCTGCTGTACGCTGCGGCTCCAGTTTCCCACGCTTTCGCTGGTCACTTTTCCGCCCCCCCGCCTCGT